ACACATCAGACCTAGCCAGAAGATCCTGCACCTTCTGGCGGTAGGCATCATCAACGTCATAAATGCGTTGACCACGCTCATTGCGCTTGTTCATTGCATCCAGCACCTGTTGCTGGCTCTCAAAACGATCTGAAGCAGGAGCTGTTCCACCCCCGTACAGCTTTGGCTCAACCACTGCATCAGGTGCTGAACGCCTAGCAGCAATGGCTTTCACGGCCCACTCGATGGCATCGCGGTTGCCGCTATCCACCACAGCGTTGTACTTGGCCAGCTCATCAGCCTGCAGGTTGGCCGCGGCCCACTGGCTCAACTCAGCAAAGCCCTCCTCCCCGCCAACCAGACCCTTGATGGCCGCGGCATCCGAGTCTGTGAGAGCAGTGGCTTGAGGTGCTGCAACTTGCGCTTTGGAGACATAGTTCTCCACCACCTGCCGGGGGACGTTGAAGGTCTCGGCCAGGATGTCGTAATGCTCGCTGATGTCCTGGCCCTGGTCAGCCTTGAACATCACATCAGCCAGATCCAAGCCCTTGCTGGCCAAGGCTTCAACAGCTTCCTGGCCATAGACCTGGACAGCTTGCTCAGCCGTGTAACCCTGGGTCTGAGGCGATGCTTCATCGGAGAGACCCGCCGGGTCAGGCTTGCTCCCCTGGCCCAGCTTTCTTTCCAGTTCCTGGTACGCCTTGGCCAAGTCCTCTTGGGACTTGAACTTACCCAGCAGCAGCTCAGGCTCTTGGGTTTCCTGCTCCCGGACGAACTCCTCAAGGATGTTCTCCTGCCCAGGAGCGACCATTCCTTCAACGCTGCCTTCTGGAATCGTCAGTTGCGGACTGGTGTCCGGCGAGACGGTGCCAGTGGGGCTCATTGGTGATGCGGTCATGCAGGTTGTTGTTCAGGGGGTTGTTCAGCTGCCATTTGCATTTCCTGCGAAGTAGCAGCTGCGGTAGCCAGCTTCTGTGGATCAGCCATTGGCGAACCCATCATCTGCTGTGCCATGGCCATCTGTTGCTGTTGTTGTGCTTCAGCGGCCAATTCCTCTTCAGATTTAACCAGCCCCAGGATGTCAATGCCCATCGAATAAGCCAATCGCTTGATTAGCTCTGGTGGTTTGACGTATTGAGCCAAGGCTTCAGGGCCCATGGTCTGCCCCAAGGTGGTCGTAAAACGGACCAGCTGTTCAAGGTCATTGCCGCGGCCCACAGCAGCCAGGCCAACGGTCATCACTGGCTTGACCAGATCCTTTGGCAATTTGGGCACCTTGCCTGCACGAGTCAGGATGTCCAGCTTGCGTGCCACGTATGGCACCTGGAACTCAGAGGTCAAGATGCTGTAGATCGAACCCAGGCTGTTCTCGATTTGGAGCGCCTGAAGCCGAACCTCCTCGGCAGTAGTGCGCTCAGAATCACGCACATCCGCCAGCATGAAAGCCTGGCTGAGCCGAGCTTCAATCTGCTGTTTGCCTTGCATTGCGACAGCAAGGTCAGTGCTCTTCTGAACTTGAAGCGCCAACACATCATTTGGATCGCCTGTGACAAAGGAACCATTCGGCGCCTTAGCCAGATCCGCAGCCTTAGTGACACCACTGGGTTTGACCAAAAACAGCACCTTGCTGCTGGCCAATGAGCCCTCAGCAATGGCCTGACAAAGTGCTTCAACGGTCTGCAGATCAGCGATCGCGGCTGCTTCCACATAGCCCACGCCATACGGCTGTCCATCAACCCGTGTCATGCGCAATGGCAGCCAAGGGCTCAAATCAATCGGCGCCCGGCCCTCAGAGCCTGGAATCTTCTTGCCTTTGACCTCCTGGTACCAGTGGACGGTCTTTTCCTTCCACTCGATGTAGGTGTAAATCCGAACGGTGCGGCTGTCATCCTTCCGCTCAATCGGTTCGCGGTCATCAATGATCCCTTTGAGCTGATCGTCCTCGCTCTTGAGCAGGTCTTGCACCTTCTGGGGCAAGGTATGAACGGCTAACTCCTCGCACACCACGACCTCAGTGGGGTTACCCATCGGATCACGGGTGCAGACATAGCGATTGAGGTGATAAACCCTCAGACCCTCTGAACCGACGTAAAGCAAGGCATTGCCACTGACGATCAGATGCAATAACGCCTCGTGGAAGACGACGCGGTCATTGCTGGCTTCAATTTCCCGCAGCACCAAGCGCTCAATCTTGCTAAGCGCCTCCTCAAAGCTGGTTTTTTGCTCTGGTGGGACACCTTCCTTGGCTAAGGTCGCCTCATCTAGCGAGAAGCGGAAAAACTGCTGCGTAGGGGGCAGCAATGCAAGCAGCATCCGGCTAGCAAGGTTCAATACCCCCCTAGCGCCAATGCCATTCCATGGAACGGGGTATGTCTCCTTGTTATTAGGCGTGGGTTCGTTGCTGACAGGGATCAGGTACGGGATGGTCAGCCGCGCTGAAACCCGAGCACGATCGAGGTAGTAATTGCGGTCGCCTTCCAGCGAGCGATAGCGGGCTTCAGCAGTAGGCATTGGTTAGACAGCAAGATTTGCGCCAGATCCGCTGGCACGACCCAAGGAACCCATCCGCAATGAAGCGGTTGTAGACCGCGCCCCAGATTGGGCGGCCTTGGGGTCCGTCATTGCTGCTGTTGGACCCTGTCCAGAACTCTGGGCAAGGATTTGCAGCGATTGAGTGACGGCCTGCCCACGAGCGCGAATACCACCAATGCGCTCTTGTTGGGCCGTTTGCAGCTCAGACACCCTGGTCCGCTGGGCGATTTCCTGCTGAGCCTGTTGCTGCTGCATGGCAACCAACTGTGCTTGCTGCTGTGCAGCCATGGCTTCGCGTTCACGGGCAAGGGCGTCCAGCCTTGCTTGCTGCTCTTGAGCGGCACGCTCAGCTGCCCATTGCCGGCGCTTGGCTTCCTCCTCGTGATGCCGGTTGTTGCCGCCTCCTGCACACATGATCAGACTCCGATGTTGAGACCAGTGCCAGCACTGGATGGCGTACCACCAATGGCAATCTTCAACGTGCCCTGCGGCTTCTGCTTCTTGGAAACGACGGACGTGGTCTGGGCTGTAGCTGGTGTCTCGGTCTGCGATGCAGAAGCTGCATAAGCACCTGTTTGTTGAGCTGCAGCAGCCGCAGCAGCAGCCGCTGAATCACGTTCGTACTGAGCCTGCAACTTGGCTGTCTCAGCATTGGCTGAATCAATTTGCTGTTGAAGGGTCGTTTGGAAGTTCTGCTGCTGTTCTGCCATCTGCGTGCGGTACTGCTCCAGCGATGCACGATTCGCTGCGATGTCCGCATCTGATGGACCCTTGTAGACCACGTTGGGTTGTTGTGGTTGACCGCCAAAGCACATGGGACTAGCTCCTAGGAAATGTTGAGGCCAGAACCAGCACCGCTACTGGTAGCGGTCTGGCGTTCAATCCGCAAAGCGGACTTGCCTTTATTGGTTGCTGGGTTGCGATTACCAGCCACAACAGGTGCATCAGCTGTCTTCTCCGGCGGCGGTGTGCCAATCAACTGAGCCATACGCATGGCTTGAGCACTGCTGTTCTCTGCTAGCTGACGCTGCAGTGCCACGCTGTCCTCCTTGACTTGGCCCTGCTGTCGCAATGCAGCATTGAGCTGCGTTTGCATGAGCTGCGAGTTGCTGCTCATTGACTGCTCAATCGCAGCTTTCTGCAGCGCAAACTCACGGTCATACGCGGAGTAATCCGGCGCATAGATCGTTGCTGGGCTGCCGCCACCACCAAAGCACATGTCAGTAGTCCTCAGGGGCGAAGGGGACGACCTCCTGCTGTTCTTCCAACTTGGCTGCTAGCCAACGGACAACAGACACCTGACCAGCACGGAACATGATCTCCCGTTCGGATTGGGACAAGTCAGGTGCTTGGTCACGAAACTCAGTAGCCAGTGCTGCTACCAGGCGCTCGTCAATCGGCGGGAAATAGCCCACTGATACGGGGTCGGAATGGTCTTAGCGTACCGAGCCAGCCCATACTGAGAACAGTCCTTACGCCCTCGTAGTCATGGCAGACCTCCAGGCCCTGTTGGCTGACATGCATGAAGAGGTCATCCAGCAGGTGTTGGACGACCTTAAAAATGGAGACCGCAAGGCCAGACAGGAAGCCATGGCCCTGCTGAAGCAGAACAACGTCACTGCTGTTGCAGCTGAAGGCTCCACCCTGCGTCAGTTGGCCGGGAAGCTTGATTTTTCGGGAATGGCAGACAAGGTGGTGGAACTCAAGCGCCCACCTGCAGCCTCGTAATCCCCCCATGGGCCTTAGCCATTGGCTTGGGTCTCCATCCAAGGGCTAAGGCATCAACAGCAGCACCGGTTTCATCAAGCCATGCTTCATAGGCTTCCGCTTGCAGCTGTTCAGCACGTGCTTGTTGAGCACGTTGCTGGTCTTGAGCGGTGGCTTCAACAAAGAACGAACAAGCAATCGCTAAGGCATCAGCACGGTCGTCATGACTGAGACAACCCTTCTCAGCCGTCAGGCGACTGAGCTGAAAGAACAATGACCGTGAGTACCCATGTTCTGGGTCTTCTTCAGTGGTGCGGTAGTCCTGCTTAACGACACGGGTGGTAACCACCAACCGGTGCTGTTGGATCAATGGTCCCAACGTGTCACACAGTCGCACCTCCTTGCGTTGGCTATGACGCACCTCCTCA